TAAGTGCCAGGATCTGGTGGACTGTTCCGCAGAATGGCCCAATAACGTGATCAACGAATCCGATGCGCTGCAGATAGCCTCACGCCTGGCGCAGCCCTACGGCATCAGCGTTCACTCTGACGTTTCCGATCTGGCGCGCGTGCCGCAGTTTACCCTCAACTGGGGCGAGTCACCGCAGGAGATTATCGACCGCATCAGCCGGTGGTCCGCGCTGCTCTATTTTGATCAGCCTGACGGCAGCCTGCTGCTGACGCGCGTCGGTACCCGGCGTGCCGCCAGCGGTGTGGCGCAGGGGGTAAACATCGAGGACGCCTACTTTCGGGCGTCCATGGATGAGCGCTTTTCTGACTACGTCGGCGTTTCCATGAGCATGACGCCCACGGCCGAGATTTCGCCGTCGGCGAGTTACGGCGCGGTCACGCTTGCCACGGCGCGCGATCCGGAAGCCGCCAGCATGCGCTATCGCAAGCGCATCGTGATCGTGGAATCCACCATGACGGCGCAGGCACTCTCCCAGCGCTGTATTGACTGGGAAATGAACCGCCGTTACGGTCGCTCAAAACAGCTTAACGTCATTGTGGACAACTGGCGCGACAGCGCCGGTAAGCTGTGGGAGCCCAACACGCTCGTCCCCATCCATATACCGGCCTTCGGGCTGGAGAATGAGGAGTGGCTGCTGGCGGAGGTATCGTATCTGCGTAACAGCGAAGGCACCCACGCCCAGCTTTCCCTGATGCCCCCGGCCGCCTTCACCGTTCAGCCCTATGCTTTCTATCAGCAACTGCTGGAGATAAGCCGATGAATGCTTTGAATGATGTCGTCCGTAAGCTTTCAACGCGGATCGCCGGCCTGCTGGGCATTGGTCGCATTACCGGACTTGATGACTCGGGCGTCGTGCAGAGGGTGCAGTACCAGACCCCGCTGGAGGCCGCCAGCGCAACGCGCATGGCAGAGTTCGGCTTTACCTCGGGCCTGCCTGTGGGCACTGACGTGATTCTGGGGTTTCTGGGTGGGGATCGGTCAAACCCCGTGGTTATTGCCTCCAGTCACCAGACATACCGGCTGGTCGACCTTAATCCCGGAGAGTCCGCGATGTATAACCAGTGGGGGCTGTTTGTGCGCCTCACTGAGCAGGGGATCGAGATTGAGGCCAGAGGGCAGGACGTTACGGTCAGCAACGCCCGCAAACTTACTGCCACCGCGACGGACTCCGTTCGCCTCAATACGCCGGTGTTGTATGTCACAGGCGACGTCATTGATAACTGCGACAGTAATTCGGTGACGCTTAAAACGCTCCGGGATAAATACAACAGCCACAGCCATCAGGTCAAAAACGTGCAGGGTGGTAACAGCACCCTGGACAGCGAGAAAACGGGAGAACCGGCATCGTGAGTGATATTGCGGACGCCTGGAATGTGGCAGAGATGAGGGCGGACTGGTCAGTCGCCGGCGGGATGCTGGAAACCGGTCACGATCTGCGCACGGCGGTTATCCTCAGCCTTTTCAGCGACAGGATGGCGCGCGACGATGATGACTACGAAGGCAGCGACCGACGGGGCTGGTGGGGCGATACCGGCAGCGCGGATCCCATGGGGTCCCGTCTGTGGTTACTCGACAGACAACTTCTCAGCCGGGAGGTTGCCCTCAGGGCAGAAGAGTACGCGCTGGAGTCGCTGGCCTGGCTGCGTGACGACGGCATTGTCAGTGATCTGGGTGTAAGTGCCCGGATTATCTGGCCCTCACGGCTGGACCTGATACTGACCCTGCAGCAACCGGGGGCGTCGCGTCCGGTGGCAATGAAATTTTACTGGCTCTGGGAGCAGATCCGCTATGCCGTTTAAACGTCCTACCCTGACCGAACTGCGTCAGCAGAACCGGCTTTTCCTTGAAACAGAGCTTGAAGGCACGGGGACCGTGCTAAAAAACAGCAACCTTGCCGTTCTGGCGGATGCCGATGCGGGGATGGCACACCTGCATAATGCCTTTCTTGATTACATCGCGCTGCAGACCAACCCGTATACCTCAACCGATGAGTATCTGGCCGGCTGGGGCGCCATGAAAAAGGTGTACCGCAAAGCGGCCAGCGCGGCCACGTCCCCGGCCTTTACCATACAGGGCTCAGTGAACACGATACTGTCCGCGGGCAGCCTGCTTAACCGCAGCGACGGCGTTCAGTACAGAACCATGGCCGATATTACAACCGATGCCACCGGCAGCGGCAGCGGTCCGGTCACGGCACTGCTGTCCGATCCCGCCGCCGATATCACCGGCGGTGGTGCGAAAGGCAATGCCTCGGTCGGTACTGTGCTCACGCTGAATGTTAACGTGCCGGGGCTTCAGAGCAGCGGCACACTGACCACGGCTGCAACCGGCGGTGCGGACATCGAAGACGAAGAAGACTTTCGCCAGCGTGTGCTGCTCGCTTATCAGAATCCGCCTCAGGGCGGCAGTGATGCGGATTACAAATCCTGGGCGCTGGCAGTTTCAGGAATAACGCGGGCCTGGGTTAAGCGGCGGATCATGGGGGCGGGCACGGTCGGGGTTTACATCATGACCGACAATGCGACAGCTGGCGGTGGATTTCCGACGGGCACTGATGGTGTGTCTTCGTTTGAACCGTATTATGCCGTTAAAGCCACCGGGGATCAGAGGCGCGTGGCTGATCATATTTTTCCTTTGCAGAGTGATACCGCCTTGGTTTGGGTCTGCTCGCCGGTTAAAAAGTCGGTGGATTTCGTGATTAACGGCATCAGTCAGGCCAGCAGCAGCACGGTGGCCGCCATCGCGGTGGCGATTGATGGCGTGTTTTTTGAAGGGGGTAACCCGGACGGGACCGGAAAAATTTACCTGTCAGACCTTAACAAGGCGATAGGTGATGTGGACGGGACCACCGGTTACGTGCTGGTGCAGCCCGCCGCTAATATTGCTCTCGGTACGGGTGAGTTACCCGTCAGAGGTAAGGTGACCTTCACATGAGCCAGTACAGCGCAGATGACTATGCTGGCGCACTGAGCCAGCTTCTCCCCCCGGGTAGGGCGTGGCCACGTGATAGTAACAGCGTTCATTTTAAAACGCTGCGCGCCATAGGGAGGCGTTATGAGATGACCGACAGCACCGGCGAGCTTTTGCTCTCGGGAGCCTTTCCTTCGACGGCAACGGTGATGCTGCCGGAGTGGGAGACGTCGCTGGGTCTGCCGGACGACTGTGCGATCAGTGAGATAAACAGCATCGGCGACCGTCAGGCGGCGGTGGTTTCTAAACTGACCAGTACGGGCGGCCTGTCGCCGGGGTATTTTGTGCAGATGGCCGCAACCCTTGGTTATACGATCACCATCACGCTGTTTCGTCCGGCCCTGTGCGGGCTGTCAGTGTGCGGGGACCCACTGAACGGTGACGACTGGCCGTTTGTGTGGCGTGTCAATGCTCCGCAAACCACCATCAAATATGCTCAGGCCGGAGTAAGCTATTGCGGCGATCCACTGCGTTCCTGGGGAAACAAACAGCTTGAGTGCCAACTGAACAGGCTCGCGCCCTCACACCTGATTCTCCTGTTTAACTACGCCGGTTAGGCACTTTTCTTCTCATTAATTATTGCCGCAAGGTAAGGGTATCTCATGCTTAAAATTGGTGATTTAACGCCGACAGCAACAGCTGACGGGCACTGGACAGAGGGGAACGTGGCAGGAGGCGTTTCGCCAACGCGAATGCAGGCTGGATGGTTTAATGCAGTACAGGATGAACTGATCAACATTCTGACTGCTGCAGGTCTTGTTACTGATACGGCTAACAATGCTCAGGTACTTTCTGCTCTGGAGAAACTGACGCTGCAACGTGCCAACCCGTTCGGTGATATAAAATCGGATGGCACAGTGTCTACTGCTTTAACAAACCTGTCGATCGGTATCCGTAACACCATGACATTCACAGCGACCACCACCTGGACCTGTCCGTCCGGCGTGACGACCGTTTATGTGGATGCGTGCGCGGCGGGCGGTGGCGGCGGTTACTCGGCAAGTGGCACCACAGGCGCGGGTGGCGGAGGCGGCGGTCAGGCGGTTATCCGTCTGGCACTCAGCGTTGTTCCCGGAACGGTTTACAACATTGGGATCGGTGCGCCCGGAACAGGGGGAACCTCATCGAGTGTGAACGGCACACAGGGCGGCAACACCAGCTTTGGAAATCTGCTCAACCTCTCAGGTGGTTTTGGTGGTCTGTCAAATGCCAACTCTGGCGCCGCAGGCGGTGACGGAGGGATTTCCGGAACGGCAGGTGCGTTGACGAATTCTGTGGGATTTGGTGGTCCTGGTGGAGGGAGTCTGTTTGGTCCGGGGGGCGCAGGCGGTAACGGGGCTATGTTCGGAGCCACGCCAGGCGGTTTTGGTGGAGGTGGAGGTGGTGGCGCGACCGGCAACGGTGGCCGTGGTGCGTATGGTTACATGAGAATATGGTGGTAACAGATATGAAAACGTGGGCAGTCATAAAAAACGGGGTGGTGGTGGATGTTATCGCCTGGGATGGTCAGGAGCCTTTTACTCCACCGCAGGATACTGAGCTTGTGGAATTCGATGTTGACGGTGTTAACCCGCCCGGAAGGGGATGGACATATGATGGTCAGGAATTCATACCGCCTAAACACGAGTAAGCGAGTAGGGTGGGAGAGTAATCAAATATTCAGTTTCAATTAGACACAAACAGAAAAGCCTCTGACGTAAATCAGAGGCTTTTTCTTTGAGCCCAAAGTGCGCGTGCATTTCACGTGCATTATTTTGTGCTTTTTTTGTAGTGCCGTTGTCTCTGTGTAGTCTTGGAAGCCAGTCTACACGGGACTTTGTCCCTGTAACGTCCTACTATATGTGGCGGTGAGAGGGGGATTCGAACCCCCGATA